TTGATAGTGTTGATTATCCAGTCAAAAACTTTTTAATTATCAACAATAATGGTAGGGGAGAAATTGATTCCGAATTGGATGAAATACGGAATGCTGGTCACCCAATGATAGATAATATTCATATCTGTCATATGCCCTCTAATTTTGGGGTGAGTGGTGCGTGGAACTTCATCATTAAATCATATATGATGGAACCATATTGGATCATTGCGAATAATGATATTATGTTTACTCCAGGTATGTTGGAAAAGATGAGTCATTCTGCGGAGAATTCTGATTATGGAATGATACATGCTAAGTCATCAACTGGATATGATAGTGGATGTTATGATCTCTTTTTAATAAAAGATTTTGTTGTACAAAAATGTGGTTTGTTTGATGAAAATCTGTATCCAGCTTATTGTGAGGATATTGATTATTTGATAAGAGTAAAGAGAGAAAATATAAAATCCATATCTTTAAACATTGATTATCTTCACGGAGATAAGAACTATGAAACTACTGGTTCTCAAACATGGAGAACGGAAACGGATCTAAAATCTAAGATGTTCTTCTCTAGGAGCACAAATGAAATTGAATATTTGCTCAAAAAATGGGGAGATATATATGATGTACAAAATTCGTATTCAAAACCGTTCAATAATCAAGCATTAGATTCAAAACATACAACGTTTGATCTGGAATTTGTAAGAAAGAAAAATTTGGGGTTTTAATAAATGTCTAAGATAGTTGATTTTTTTCCATACTTTGATCCGACAGGAAAAGAAATTCTAGAATTGAGATACAACATAATGAAAGATTATGTTGATGAATTTGTTATTTGCGAATCTAATAAAACTCAGAGTGGTAAACCAATTGAGTATGGTCTGAGAAAAACCCTTGAGGATCTACAAATTCCTCAGGATAAAATTAAAATCATTGATTTGCAGATACCAAATGATGATTATTTGGTTGTTACTGATGTTGATAGAATCAATTGCTATGAAGGGAATGATCAAAACATCAATTCCCTAAATGCTAGAGTAAGAGAAAGAATGCAAAAAGATTCTCTTCTCAAAATTCTTAATGAATATGATGACGATACAATCTTTATTCATAGTGATATTGATGAAATTATAAAACCTAAAGCGTTATCTTGGATTGTTCCTATTGTGAGGAATAGTCCAGACCATCTTATCAAGATACCTTTAGCACATCTTGAAGGTAGAGCAGATCTTAGAGTTTTTTATCGTGATAGTGGTTCTCCCAAACCATGGACTGGAATGTTCATTTGTACTAAACAACATTTGAAGAGAGCAACTCCAACTCAACTCAGATCAAATGCTAAAAATCCATATCCAATTGGGTGGTTGAGACAAGGAAATGAACAGATTCAAGATCTTGGATGGCATTTTTCTTGGATGGGATCTGCTGAAACAAGAGTAGTTAAATCACAAGCTTTTACTCATCATGACGATACATTTTCTTTCTTAGAAAATAAAAAATATACTAGTGATGGAACTAAAAAGTTTTTAGAAGATCTAGAATTAAAAGAAGGATCTATTTCTCCTTCTGGGGAGATGAATACTATTCTTAAAAACTATCCTCATAGTGAATTACCCGAAGAAATTTTTAATCTTCCTAGAGTAAAAAACTTCTTACTTCCAGGAACTAAATCTGCTAGAGCCAAAGTAGCAGATCTCTATCAAAAGTTTGACGGTAAGTATGGTGATCAGTGGGGATGGTGTACTCTTGAAAAAGCATATCTAATGATGGATTGCTTAGAAGAACTTTCTAAAGACATTGATAATCCAGTTTGTGTTGAGATTGGTGTCTTTGCTGGTAAGAGTTTATTTCCTCTTGCTGCTTCACTAATGGAGATGGGTAAAGGTGTGGTTCATGGTATTGATCCATGGACAACTGAAGCATCTCTTGAAGGATATGAGGGTCCACATCATAAGTATTGGACTTCAGTACCATTTGATGAAGTTTATTCAAGATTTTTGGAAGGAATTGGTGAGACTGGAACAAAGGATTATATTAATATAATCAGAGAAAAAAGCGATGACGCTCCACTGGTAGATGATATTTGTTTCCTTCACGTTGATGGTCAGCATACTGAACAGGCTAATCGTGATATTAAAAAGTATGGACCCAACGTAATTGATGGTGGATACTGTATTATGGATGATGTTGAGTGGTCTGACGGTACAAGGAGTGCAGTTCAAACCATTGAAACGATGGGATTTGAAAAGGTAAGATCGATTGAGGGTGGAATTCTTTTTAAAAAAGTTGGTAAAAAAGAACCAATGTTTACCTTTGCTTCTGCAAAAAAACCAACTGTCTGGATTGTTGATAACTTCTATGACGATCCACATGCTGTTAGAGAATTTGCTATGAAGCAAGACTATGTTGAAGGTGGATTTGGTAGAGGATTTATTGGAAGAAGAACTGAAAAGCAGTTTCTTTGGCCAGGACTTAAGGAACAATTTGAAGAGATTATTGGAGAAAAAATTACAGAATGGGAATCTCATCAGATTAATGGTAGATTCCAAAACTGTCATTCTGGTGAACCATTAGTATGGCATTGTGATAGTCAAAAATGGGGAGGTATGCTATACTTAACTCCAGATGCACCGTATCAGTGTGGTACGAGTCTGTATGCAGTCAAACAAACCAGAGCTAGAAGTTACTACGATCCTGGATGGGACATCGCTTGGAACGGTGTTCCTGGAGGATGTCATTTAGATGGTACATATTTTGAACCAGTCGATGTTTGTGGAAATGTTTTTAACAGACTGTTCCTTTTTGACGCCAGTTGCATTCATTCAGCATCAGAATATTTTGGAACAGTAATGGAAAATTCTAGGTTATGGCAAATGTTCTTTTTCGACACTTAATGAATTATGGAATTTAAAGTTTATTCAAAAAATGATTGTCCTCATTGTTATAAGATAAAACAAATTCTAGAGATGACTGGAAATAACTTTCAGGCATATACTCTAGATGAAGATTTTAATAGGGATGAGTTTTATGAAAAGTTTGGGGAGGAATCTACCTTCCCTCAGGTAATTTGTAATGATGAAGTAATTGGAGGTTCAGTTGCCACAATCAAATTTCTCAAACAACAGAGGATCGTCGAATGATCCTATAAATAAGTCAGAAGATCATCACAATCGTGGTGTTGAATTTATTCTTAATGGAGGTAAGAGAAAGCAAACACAACCATTTCATATTATTTTTGAAAAGATGGTTTGCTTTCTGAGACGGGAAGTAAACATCTATTTTGAGTTTTCCTTAGACATAAGGAAGAGCAAAAGATTTAAACCCCGGAGAAAGAAAAATGTTAGCAGTTAGTTTAGTTTTTGGTTCATTTTTAACCATTCTATTTCTTGTTTTGGGACTTGTGATTGGTTGGACTGCTAGGGAATATATGATGAACTATCGGGAAGTACCGAGACCTCACCCCGAGATGTTTGATGAACAGGGAAATCTTATTCCTGATGAGGTAATTGCATTTAACTTTGAAAACTATCATGACTACAACGAAGAAAACGACGAAGACGACGGAAGCGCAGAGTAAAACGAAACCGAGGTCTATTAAAGTCACTAGTACAAATCTACCCAGAAATCCATTTATCTTTGAGATTCTTGATCTAGCTTCTAGACAAAGATCTAAAGCTAAAAAAGTTGAGATTCTCAAAAAATATTCAGAACCAGCACTAAAAGCAGTTCTTATTTGGAACTTTGATGAGACTGTAATTAGTGTTCTTCCTGAAGGACCAGTTCCATATTCTGGGTATGAAGATCAAGCAACCTACAGTGGATCTCTAACAACAAAAATTGACCAAGAGATTCGTAAAATGCACGAGACTGGATCTTTTTCACTCGGCGCAAGTGATAAAAATGGACACACAACAATTCGTAGAGAGTTCAAGCACTTCTATCATTTTCTTAAAGGTGGTAATGATGGAATGAATGGTATGCGTAGAGAGACTATGTTTATCAACATTCTTGAAGGACTTCATCCGCTAGAGGCGGAAATTGTTTGTTTGATTAAAGATAAACAACTTGAATCCAAGTATAAAATTACAAAAGAAGTTGTTTCTGAAGCATATCCTGATATTAAATGGGGAGGACGTTCTTGATGGGAAAGGGTATTAAAGTATTGCAGCAAGATTGTGACCCATCTCTATCAAACGATAAATCTTTACCATACACAGCATATCTTGTGGAGTATATCGAAGGAGAAACAACCAAGTTTGACATTGTTACTGCTTCTAAAAAGGTAGATATTTTTGATCATTACTGGGACAAGTATAAAAAAGACTTCGTGAACATGACTCAGAGTGAAGGAAGAGTGAATCCAAAACTCTATGGTTATGAAGGATCCAAAACCAAAAAGAAGAAGTGATTTCCGGAATCGGCGGAAAAAAACCCGGCAAATTTTTTGATCTGTAAGGTTTTTTAAAACTGTATCATAAGTTACATAACTACTTGACTACATAGTACATAAGAGTTATAATACTCTAGTACGTTCATCCAATGTTAGCACTTCTGCTGGCATTCACCCTTGCCCATCATAATGACGCTAATCCTTACGATTGGCACATGTCTTGTGAAAGGTGGTTACAACGATCTACGGAAATCCGATTAGATCCAAACCTTGACCTTCGGTCGAAGTTGAGTCTAATCGCTTA